TAGTACCTGCTTGGCCAGCGTTACCAGAGTAACCAGAATCTGCTTCTTGGTAGAATGCTTCTGCGCCATCTCTATTATTATTAGTATCTACTGAACCGTAGCGTGTACGCATTGCAAAGATAAGTCCTGTTGGACCTGTCATTGGTTGAACACCAGCAATGTCGTATGCCATTAGATTTGGCATTGCGCGACGAACGAGCGAGATAAGAACTGGATCGAAAGAGTCGATACCATTAGTTGTACCACTACCTTGTACTACACCGAGTTGAGTACCACCTGTTGTTTGGTAGGTTTCGGTGAGTGCGCGTTGTTGATTCTCAAGAAGAATGGTTGTTACTGTCTTCTTGTATGAATCCTTGATCTCTGGAAGTGCATTGTGTTCAACAATGGGCTTCCACTTGTTTTTTGTGCTTTCTGATAAGAAAATACCTGACATGTTAATCTCCTTTTAAGGTTTTCTTTTATTTATAAACTAATTAATTTTGAACTGTTCTTGACAATACTTGAGAATAAAGATTGACCATTGGGTCGCTTATGGTGTCATCAGAGGTATCTGCTTCTTCATATTCGACTGTGGTTTCTTCTTTAAGATATTTATTATTATTTACTTGTTTCTTTTCATTAATTGAAGAAGAAGCCTTTGTGATGTTCTCAACGATTGTTGAGATCTTATCTGCAAAATCTTCTTCAGATTCAAATTCAAGGTTCTCTGCAAGTTTTGCAACCTTATCAGATTGTACATCTGTGAGGTGCTTGGTTTGCTCCATGAAGATTCCGACTGCTCTCATTGCCTTGTTTTCGTTAACGAGAGTTACATTACGCTTGACTTCTTCGTTGACTCTACCTTCAAGTTCTTCGATGGTAGATGCCATTTCGTCAAAGAGATTTGTCTTGTTTTGTGGAACTTCGATGTACGATTCTACGAAAAGATTCTTGAGTTTACCAATGAATGCTTCTGCAATCTCGGTACGAAGACCGTTTTCGATTGCTAGTTTATTTTCATTCATCCACTCGTCTACAACATAGTTAAGATAAGAATCTACCTTCTCGGTGAGTTCTTGCTTAACATCTTCGACTTCTTGTTCGAATGCTGCTTCGTATTGCTCATGAATTTCTTGAATTACTTCATTTGCTTTTGCAACAACTGCTGCTTCATAGATTGAACCAGCCTTATCGACAAATTCTTCGGAGAGTTCTTCACTACCGAAGATCATTGCGATATCCTTACGAACTTGTTCTTCGCTCATAGCGGAAACGCCGCCACCTGTTGCGAAGGATGGTTTCATTGCGATAGATGCTTGATTTTGTGCTGCGGTTTCTGCATATTCCATAGAACCGAGTTGAACACTACCACCGTGTGCGTCTTGTTCGCCGCCACCGTGTGCGTCCATTACTAAACCACCTTTATTTCCTGCACCAGAAAATTGTGCTGGTTTTGATGCTACAGAAGCTGCTGCATCAGTTGTGCCCTTTGCTGCTTCTTTCTTAGCGGGTGCTGCTTGAGCTGTTTCTTGCTCGTCTTCTTCACCCTCTTCTTCTTCTTTTTCTTCTTCGTTATCGTATTCCTCACTAAGAATTTCTTCTTGTTCTTCCATGAGAGAATCAATAAGTTTCTTTGCTGTTTGAACGGGATCCATATTCATCTCCTTAATTTCTATTTTTATTTAGTAAATTTATAATTTTGAAAGCAATGTCTTGAATGCTTTGAGGTATTGTTCTTCTAGTTTCTTCGATGGTGTATTTTTGATTTTTTTGTGCCAATATGCAACATCTTGCTCTTTAAGAACACCATTATCCCATACCCATTGCTTTCCTTCCATTATACCATTTACGAAAGCATTTGGCGCAGAGGGATCTGCAACAATGTCTACTGCTGCAAGCATAAAGTCCTCTTGAACCATGTTTACACCGTTTACTTCTTTGAGTGATCCCATTCCTCTAGATGAAACTCCAAGTTTAACACCAGAATCAATGAGATTTTCTACGATTTTGCCATAAGGTGTGCCAAGAATTTTTGCTTTTCCGATTACATCATTTCCACTTTCTGTCAAATTAGTAATGATGTGAGAAACGCGCTCAAGATTTACAGTTGGTCCTTCTGGATGTCCAAGTTCACCTAATGCTCTATTTTCTTTAATATAAGTTTGGTTATAACGAGCAACTTCGTTGACAAGAATATTTCTTGGGTATATTCTTCCATTTTTGTTTTGACTTTCTGCCTGCATGAAAATACCCTCAATGCAGAGGTTCTTTTTACCATCTACACTTTCGGTTATGACACGCAAGGAATTATCTACTGTTTCTGTTATTAGATACATGTTTTTCCTTTATTCTGATGATTCTTCTGGTTGATCTGGAATTTCATCATATAAAGTTGCAGCCAATTCGATCTTTTTATCTTGCAATTTTTCTTTTATTTTATTATAAAGAGCAGAGTGGATCTCCCCTCTAAACCCTTCATTATCATCGTTGATTAGTTTTTCAATATAATCCATAATAAACTCCTTTTATTTATATTTATACTTAACCGCCACAAAGTTTATCGTTAATTACTACTTCTGGATCTGTATCGCAGTTTCCAGTTGCACATCCATTTCCTTGACAGCATGTATTTTGACAATTTACAAGAGGTGTACTGTCACAGTTTACTGAAGGAATATCGTAATCTACTCCGATTTCATTTCCGCCATTTGGATCGACAGTAGGATCGCAACATGCACAAGGATCTGCTACTTCTGGATCAAGTGCATCATATAATCCTTCATTATTTGGTTTAAAGCATCTTTCATTTTTAATTTTTACGAAAGTTAGTCCTGTTGTGGTTACAGATAATGCATCACAATCTGTTATTGTAATATCTCCCATCCTTGGAATGGAACATTCATTTAAAACATTCAATGTATAACAAGGCAAACCATTTTCTAAGTTTGGTAAACTAAAAGGTCCACCTATTTTATTAACAAAACAAGAATTTAAATCAAAAGGATTTGGACAAATACAATCTATTAGTCGAGTTCCTGCATCACAAGCACCACAATCACTTGTAATGATTACATTTTCCAATAAAGATCCATAATCATAAGTGCCGTTTGTGTTTTCTATAATCTCTAATTGACAGTTTCTTAAATATGCGGGTAAATAATATGTTCTTGAACATGGATCCAACAAAAATTCATTAATATTTGTAAATCCTGTACATGCTTCAAATGAAATTGGATCAAATTCCCAATCCTCTCCATTGAAAACAAAAATCTTAGAACAAGGTCCTATACATTGAGGAGAATAAGAATTATATACGGTAGTACAAGTATTTCTTTCAGACGGTGGGGTAAGTCCAGTTCCAGTATTTGTAAATACTGTAGTCGCTTGATTTGAATATAAATCGTTTACCCACCATATTCCACTTACAGAATATTGTCCTATAGAATCACATTCTGTACAGGGGGTATAACCATATATGTCTGGTTTTCCTAAATTACTAGAGGAATTTCCTTCGCATGAGCATTTTGGATTTACGCATTTTGGATAACACGATACTCCACACCCACTCCATGCAGGAATAAATGGTCTTACAACATCCAACCCTATTGGATACGATCCAGTTCTGTCTTCACAACAGAAAAATCTTTCTATAAAAGTAACAGTTGATTGTCTTGCAACTTCAGTTTCTATATAATAACTTCCACTATTTGTATCTGTATTTGTATACTCAATTAAAGTATATTCTGAGCATTTACAATTTTCTAATAGAGATCCTATTGGTGGAATAAATGCAATATTATCAACTACAGTACCATCGGTATTTTCTATAGTAACTGGTGTTCCATAATAGTAATAATCTGGAGTCCCTAACCCATCTGTTTTATCGGATGCAGTTGGAGTCCAATTCCAAAATGTTTGCCAATGATTCGAATAGGAACCATTTAAAAGTCCAATTGTGGTGGGAGGTAATGCTGGTCCTATACCATAAAATCCGCTGTTCCCTGCGGAATTATATCCACCATAATTATAATTAAATGAACCGTTTGTTAAATTTAAAAGATATTGACATGCGACCTTTACATGTGCATTTGAGCAATCTACGCAATTGCTATAAAATGCTATTGGTGTATCTACCCATGCAATTGCACCACATAATCCACTCAAAGCATCAGATGGTTGCTGTGTCCAATTTTTAATTGTTCCACAATATTTTTTACCAGAAGAAGTTTCGAATGCAATAGATCCTATAAGTTCACCGTTAAACCCCGATACTCCTGCCATATTGATATAATATGGATCGTAAGTTGGACTTCTTGATGTAGTATCATAAGGTAAATCAGCAGGCCATTCAAAAAACTGATCAAATGTAGCACATCCAGATTCTTGTCTTGGATATTTTGCTAAACATGATTTTGGATATCCCCCGTAGATAAAGGAATCTTCTGCTGCACAGAAATAATCTGGATTGTCTACTGGACAGCCTGGTGCATCTGTAATAATATTGAATGATGTATCAATAATCGCATCTCCGTCCGCAGGAAGAAGTGCTAAGACAGGAAAACTGGTATCGTTTGCGGGGTAATATCCTGCTCCACGAATTGCTCCTGCTGGATAAATCATTACAGAATTGCCAAGAATTGTTCCTCGACCATATCCATAATTTGAACCAGTTACTGGGAATGCTCCAATAATTGCTCCAGAATCGCAACCGACTGCAACTACCCATCCTCCGTTTGGAACTATAGAGTAGTATGTGTTTGCTTGTAAACCAATCCAATAACCAGAACCAAGACCTGGTATCAATGCAGGATATCCACTTATACAGGCACACTCTGCAACGGGCGGAGGAGGTGGACAATCTGCACAGTTACAAGGATCCGATACAACCGCACATCCTTTTGGTGGGTTTTCTGGAATAACTACATCACATACGCTTTGAGGTGGATTTGCATTCAATTTAGAACAAGTAAAGCAAGTACCTTCTAATTTATTAATATAAGATTTATCACGATGTAATATGGTAGTATCTGCTGCTTCCTCTGAAGCAGTCAATAGCAAGGTAACACGATTGGGAGCGGTTACTCTTGCTTGTCTTTTTCTTTCGGCTTTGACTGCTACTACTAAATTCATTGTGTTATATTTGGTGTAATGATGAATCTACCTTGCATTATTCTGTATACTACTTTTTTGGGATGATCTATGGTATCTTGTGCATACACTAATTCGATGTCGTATAAAGGTTTACCATAATCAACACCTTCCATATGAACTGCATCTATTGTAATAGTTACATTTGGTTCATCTCTATTGGTTCCGCCATTTCCTAGTTGAATGTCAATTGGAAAATAATTTTCACCATAACCAGATACACCAAATAATGCTAGTTCTTCTGCATTAGTTTCTGTTGATACTCCTGCTGGTGGAGTAATAGGTAGAATAATACCATCTACGCTATTTCTTACTTGCATACGAAGGTATGCTTTTGCGATACTGCTTCCCTCAGAATCTATAAATCTGCTTTCAAATCCTTCAGGCAGTTCTGCAACTGGAACGAATCCGTTGTCATCTCCTGTAAGATTTAAAGCATTTCCGTCTTTATCTGCAACAGTAAGATACAACCTATAAGTTGCTCCCTGCTCTGCTTGAATATCATAATAAGCTGCTGACATTAAAGTTCGCTCCTCCACCACCAGCTGTTGGTGCTTGTGGCAATTCTGATCCCATAGCAGGGGGTTCTCCTCCTGCTGCTACTTGTTGCTGTTGAGCATCCAATTGCATAGCAAGTTGTTGCTGCTCTACGCGCTCTTTATTTATTTCGTCTTGCATCTCATCTGCTTCTTGTTCTGTCATTTGAAGAATGGTCTTACGAATCCATTTTTCAGAGAAGAACTTACCAGAGAAGTCACCGACATCACGAAGAATAGAAAGACGCTCTTTCATCATTTCAATATTCTTGGATTCTGTAAAATAAGAGTCCGAAGAATAATCAAATCTGATGTTTTGGTTTATTTCTTCCCATTCTTCTTGATTCATTATTCCTTTGGAAAGTAACTGAATTCTTAACAGATTTAAGAATAACTCAGAGAACTTCATACGAAGTCGAGTAATAAATTTAGCAAATTTTAATTCATCTCTGCTAATTTCAGAAGCACGACCCATATTGAATCCGTTGTCTGCTTCCATGCGGGAAGTTGGTATATTTAATGCTCTATACAATTTCTTTTGGAAATATTTTACATCTTCCATTTCACCAAGATTTTGACCGCCAGGAAGAGTTTCAATAGAAGTACCCTTTCCTCCTTCACGGCGTGGTAGCCAATAATCTTCAAGCATATGCATCATTCTACGATCATCGCGTACCTCACCAGTAGATGCATCATATGTTACCTTGTTGCGGTAACGATTCATGATTTCACGAAGATACTGTTCTGCTTTATTTTTTGGAAGTGAACCGACATCAATATAGAAGATACGGCGTTCTGGTGCGCGTGATATGCGGTAAATTACAACCGCATCTTCGATCATTCTTAATTGATTGAGTGGTTTGATTGCTTTATGTAAATAACCATATACTCTCTTACTATTACGATCTACTAAACCAGAATGGACATAACTAATAGAATCCGCTGTAAGGCGCACTCCTGTTGTGTTTCCGTATGTAATTACTGGAGTATTTGGTGTTGGAGCAAAGAACTTATCATAATTTGAATAAAGATAATATTCTTTTACAGATTCTACGGTTTCCATTCTCGTAAGTTGATCTGTTTTCTTCTTAATCTCGGTAATCTTTTTGATCTTAAGAGGATCTATGTTTATAATTTTTTGAATACCAGTAGATGGATTTTTTTCATCTAGAACCGCAAAATGAAACATTCTACCATCAATATACCATTGACGGAATAGTTCATATCCTCTCTTATTAAAATTTAAGAGATATAATAAGTGATTAAATTCTTGTACTATTTTCTTTTTGGTAGCAACAGATATCTCGGAAACCATATCTAAATCTAATTTAAGAATGTTTCCTTCAACATCTTCAGTAATTGAATCATTAACAATATCATCTATTGCGATTTCAACTTCTGCATGTGTACTGATTTCACGATATTTGCGTACAAGATCAATGTCTGATCGTAGATTTGTATCTAAGTCAATAGCATAACTTTGCGCGGCTCCACCAGCTTCTATGATGGTGGAACCGTCCGCAAAGTCAGCTTCTGGCGTTACTGGGATGTTTTTGAGTTCTTCCTTTTTATCACTAGAACCAAAGGAAAACCCTAGAAATTTTATTGCCATTATGAAACTCCAAGTATTATATTACTTGAGTATGTATGCGTCACAAAAATATTATCAACGGGTTGTGGAATATCCAACTCCGAAGGAAGAACCGCCGTTAGAGTAACCTAGAGAGAATCCAGAACCGCCAGGTCCAGATCCGAAAGATACTCCAAAACCGTTTCCGCCACCGAAACCAGATGCACCGAATCCGAATCCATTTCCAGCACCAGCAAGACCAGGCACTACTGCGCCAGGATTGAGGAATCCTGCACCAGATACTCCTGCTTGTGATTGTGTTGGAGAATTATCATGAATGAAGTATGAATAACCAAAGGTAACGGTAAACTCAGAAACCGTATCATTGTTATCATATGCAAGATCTACAGATGATACATCTCTTGGGAACATATCAAAGAATTGATATGCTCTTGTTGGTTGATAAGATTTGTTGAGTTGAGTTACTACTGCCGAACCAAAGATTGATCTTGGGTTTGGAGCGTTTGTGGTGTTTCCTGCGTGGGTATTGAATTGCTCATTCCAGAATTCGAATACTCTACGAAGATTCATGTTTTGTGTGTTGATCACAGTGATGGTAAAATCTTCGTATGTTCTATCGCCAGGATACTTTGCTTGTCTACCGAGGTAAGGTACTGTGATCTCACCTAGAATAGAGGTTGGCAATTGGGTACTACGGCAGAAGAATTGTAATTCAGCAAATGCTGGATTGAGAACCGATAGGCCAGGGCAAGTCATTACGAAGGTGTAGAGATTTGGTCTTGCGCCACCATCGAAATTGGTCATGAATGAGTTAATACTTGAGTCAGCCATTATTGTCTCCTATTTCTCTTTTATTTATCCTACTTTTTTCGTAAAACTCCTAATTATCCGCCGTATTCTGCGAAGGCAACTCCTGTTGGGGTTGCTACGAAGTTGAGTTGGATAAAGTTGATGGAACGGTTTGGTGCGATAAAGATATCAGCAACAAATCTGTTCGAATCTACAACTGATGGAGGATTGTTGCTTTCGTCGCAAACTACGGAGTAAGAGGTGAGTCCTCTTCTTCCTTGGATATCGCGGAGGAAAGGTTCCACCAATTGCTTGAATTGAGAACGAGTAAATGCATCATTGAATTCGAAGAGTTGGAATTTAGCAGCGGTTGCAATTGATTTCTCAAGAACGCTGAACAATCTACGAACATTGATACGATCAAATGCACTTGGTTTCTTTTGTAGTGTCTTATCACCGAAAAGAATTACGCCAAATCCTTGAGAAGTTATGATTGGATTTACATTCTTCTTATAGAGTTCGTCGCGCTCTGCTTTATTTGGATTAAATACGAGTTTGACTACATTTAGGATACGACCGCGATCATAACCAGCTGGTGACCACCAAGGATCCTTTTGGTTATCTGTGCGTACTGCACATCCTGCGGAATCTGCACAGAGTGGAACATAACGATAAACATTATTGAATCTATCGTATTGATACTTGTAACCAGAATCCAATGCACCATAAGATGTTGAATTCAATGAATCTGCAAATGCTGTTATACCATTGAGCAAGGTTGTTCTTGTTCCGCCAACATTATCCAAACTGTAGCAAGCAGAAACGAATGCGATGCAATCTTTTCTTTGTTCTGCAATTTCGATGAGAGAATTTGTATCGGAAGTAAATGTTGTGTTGTACCCGATAAGAATAGAAATATCGGATTCGTCTGCATCAGAGAAACTTGCTTCGTATTGTGCAAGGATTTGAGCAGAAACATCAGCATCTGTTTCGTCGTATGTGGATGCTCCTGCAATTTCTCCACCAACGAGGGAAAACGCTGCAACATTAGCAGGAGTTCCGCCAGTATTCATTGTCTTGAAGGATGCGGGTGCTGTACCTTCAAACATGGTTCCCCAATCTAAACCCTCTGTTTCAAGGGTTACTTGAGCAGTAATATCACCAACCCAAACATATTGGGACTTGTTGTTTACTACGCTTGCCCAGTAATTTGGAGTACCGTCTGGTTTCTTTGCATCTCCTGCTACGGACAATCCTTCGTAATATTCGATTACAGAACCCTTTACACCAGAAATATTACCTGTTAAATCTACTACTGCAACATGGACTTCATCATCGGAGAATCCTAGAGCAGTTGCTTGATCGGTTGTGGTTGGTGCGCCACCGAATACCTTGAATGCTTCTCTTACCCATGTTGGGAGAT